CCTCTCCTTGACCGTCAAACCAACTGATCACAAATCCTATGAGGACTAAAACAATCAGTACGCTCCATTGCCAAAAAGTTGTTGCAAGTTCTAAAAGTATGTCCATATTTTATTCCTTATACCTTTTTAGTGTATGTAACACCACGATAGACTAAAGTTACTTCTTTCATAGTATCTCTCCTTAAGCCTTGTCTGGCGTTCCTTCAGGCTGAGTGCTCCTTACTTCCGTCCTTGGAGGATGAACGAGATTACCATTTTACTTTGTTGGCCCAGTAGGCCGCGCTCATTTTGCCTCTAGCAATGTTCTTTCTATGCCGGGCTTTAAATGAAGCTCTTTTTCTTTTCATCGCTTGGCTTTCACCTTTCTTTGGCTTGCCTGCGGTTTTAGCACCTTGCTGTCCAAAACGAATAGTCTTTACTTTATGCCCCACTCTCGCTACAACTATGTGCGATTTCTTAGGGTGGCGAGGCGTTCGCTTCGGTTTATTGTAACCTCTAACGCCTGCTCTTTTTAGTAGACTTTTTCCTCTTTTTGCGTGTGCCATCAGATTTTCCTAACGCTATTCGCTGTTTGATTAGCGATCTTGGCACAGTCTTTCCAGCTTTGTACAGGGCCGCAATCCTTTTTATAACTGCTGCCAGCTGTGCACGTTTTGAACCTTTTGTCCCTCCTAAGTACTTCTTAGGTACTCTTGACTTCTTATCTTTTGGTACGCTTCTTTTTCGTCGTCGCACGTTTCTTTCTCTTTATATCATTGTCTTGTGAGTGGCCTCCTCTCATAAAAGAGTTTACACGACCAAAAGCCCACTGAGACATTGACACACCTGGGCGGGAGCCAGAACTTAAAAATGCTCCCTGTCCTCTTCTGTAAACGCGTGCAAGTTGTCCATACGTATATCTCTTACTCTTTGCGGCCTTTGCTTTGAGTGTTTTCTTTACGCTTGCACTTAAAGGTCTTGCTTTACGTTTAGTACCCCCGCTTTTTCTTGCGGGTTTTCGTTTTCTTCTTACCGCCACGTTTCTTCCTCTTATGGGCAGAGTCTTTCATTAGTCTGCCGCCGGGCATAAAGTGGTAGCCTTTTGGTGCTCTTCTTCCTCGATATGTTTTTCTCATACCTTTGTGTACCTTTTTGGTCACCTTTAACAGTGTACCGCTTTTCATCATTTTGTCAAAGCGCTTTAGGATTTTCCTAAGATTTCTTACCACGCTTTCTTCTTAAGATTGCTGCTCGCAACGCTGGGGGTAACTTCTTCTGCTTTGCAGTTAGGCCGTTACTCTTTTTCTTTTTTCCATTCTTTTTCTTCTTTCCGTTTTTTCTCTTCTTTCCCATGCCATAAGCCATTATACTTTCTCACACTTTAAGGAATCACATACGCACGGGCTACATCCACATACATTACACATATTAATACTCCCTCTGTAGCTGTTTAACTTCCAGCTCTTTGATTTGTAACTCTAGCTCCCTCACTCTTTCTACAGTATTTTGTACTTCGGGTGGAGGAGTAAAGTTATCAACCCATTCTTCGTTTTCTTTTACGTCTTCTTTTATCAAGTCTACGTCATGCTCCAGAAAGGTTATTCGCTCTGTGATTGACGTATATCCCCATACGGAGATTGCTGTGAACGCCACCAAACCTATAAGGTTCTTGAGTGGGATTGCGAGTTCTGTTGTTTCATTTAATTTTGTTGCTGGCATTTATGATTCCCATATGGCTATTATCAGCCAGACTATTCCCATTGAAAAAACCCAACAAAGCAGACCCATACTTGCCCAGCTTATATACTTTTTTATTTCTCTACGCCTTGCTCGAATACGTACAAGTTCTTTTTCATGGGCTATGCGTGACTCTTCCATCCGAGTCTTTATTGAGTTGTACAGGTCACCCTGACCCTGCATCAAACATATATCTTTTAGTTGTCTATCAAAATTTAATAACTGTCTTTTGGCGCTTTCCATGGCAAGAGCTTCTTTGTAGCTCATTCGCCCTGTTCTAGCTTTTTCTACATCCCTATACTTTTCCGATGCACCCGCAAACCTGCCGATTATAGCCTGTAAATCCCCCGCGTTCCCTGCTGATTGTTTGATGGTGTTTATACCATCGTTCAGAGCTTTCAGCGCGCTTATAACTGCTGCCACCTCTCCAATCACATATTGTCTCCGATCTTACTCGCATATCAACCTATCCGTTAAGTAGCGTTATAATGATGCCGCCTAGGAAAAGAATGACAGTTCCCGTAGCCCCAAGCAGCATATTCTGTAGTCTATCCATCTTTGCGTCCATACGCTCAAGACGAGAAAAAATAGTTTTCCACCTCTCTTCACACTGAACTTCGTGAGCGGCAAACTTTGTGTATATTTCATTCAAATCAGGCTGTTCCATTTAGTAGTTTATCCATTAGCTTGCCGTAGTTACCCTGACCAAATGGCACACCATCATTTATCTGAACATTCGTCTGATTCTTGATGCTAGAAGCGGAGGCTTTTTCCAAGTCTGCTTGAGCCTTGATTTCGTCCATTCGCATTTTGTGAGCCATTTGTAGTAAGTCAGCTAAGTCTTTGCTGGAGTACACACCGCTTTCCTGTGCTTCTTCGAGCTTTGATTGTATCATCTCATCTAGTAAAGAGCCAATGTTGTTTTTGTTTCGATACCCCGTGTCGAGGTAGACAGTATCAATGTACTTCTTTACTTCTCGTTTATTTAGTATATCAACAACCTTCTTTTCTTCAACTTGCAGCTGCTCGCAAACACCCCGTATATTACCAAGAGTTAGGTACGAGTTTGCTACTTCAAGTCCTTCCGGAGAGATTGTTGTTATTTCTTTAGCCATGGGAAGATTATACTGAAAAGGGGGTTGAATGTCAAGAACTATTTTTCTATGATGGAGGTCCAGGCCAAAGTATCTTGTCAAGGTCTACAGTATCGGCATTGTCTGTGGGCGTGTCACGAAGTGCTTGTCGGTACTCTGCCCACTCTCCTTTCTTTGTCATGCTGAGTTTGCAATCATCAAGTTGTGTCCAATCAGAAGCATATAGGCGTTGATCTCTGTCCCTACGTACAAGAGCCCAGAAGTTTGTAGAATTAAAGTTCCACTTCCCGTCCTTCCAATCATAATAGAGCGGGTCTGGTGCGGGGTCTCTGGCTTGCCAAGCCCCGTCCTTCCAATACATACGACTCATCCACGTTGACATATCACTAAAGCCACTATTGATATGCCTTATTGTTCTTGAAGAATCTGTCTCGTCTGCTGCTCCGTCCTCTGGGTATATTGCTCCAGGAACATATGCGCTCTCTATTTCTCCCTCTGAATTTACTACTGCTATTGCTTGTACTGCCATATTTTCTCCTTAGTCTCTTAAAATTCCTACCATTATGGCTCCGAAGTTAGTAAAGCCTATTTCTCCTATAATTGTGCCTGCATACCTCATGAAGGCTTGAAAATAAATTTTGTAATTAGCTGTATCATAATAAAAGCCATTGAACATATAACTATTGTTACTACTTAGACTGCTAGTGCCTGAAGCGATTGTGCCTTCGTGCCTACCCCCATTTACAGATACATACGTTTTTGACCAATCTGTTGCATTCCCTGTATATATTAATTTATTATATGCAACACCCCCTATGGTCGCACCCGCATCTAGAACTGGTGGACTTTGAGCATTATTAATCCAATTAAAGGTTAGAGGCTGGTCTCCTCCTACAAGGGTATTATGTAAAAAAATTTTCTTTATGTCCATACCTGAAACAGACTGTCTAGAGTCATATATTACTTGTTGTGCTGTATTTTTTACTTGTATTCCATAATCTGTACCATTTACATTTGTGTGCGTAGCATCTGTTGACGGTCTTAGAACAACATATGATGCAGGTGTATTAAATCGGGGCGGGTTGTGCTCAAAGTCTGATGAAAAAGTTCCCGACACTGTGGAGGGTCGAGCAAATACAATATCCCCTTTGGACTGATCAAAATGCCCAGACTGCATCACTATAAAACCACCACTCGTCGTTGTGGTAGCATTTTGTTTTGTTGCTAAGTATTTTGTAGAAGTAGTCTCTGAATCAATTTGAAAGATTCCTTGATTACCGTCTACTTGTATTCCATAATCTGCCATGTTATTCTGTCCTCACTACATAATACTTAAGACCTGAAATTGTTGCTGCCCCAGTATTAGTAAAAGTTGCAGTTCCTTCTCCTGCTCCTGTATTTTTTGTTAGTGTAAGAGAGTAGGCAGTTAGTGGATGGCTATCTAGAAGGAATAGTATTTTTACCTTATCGTTGCTTGACGAAAGCCCTTCGAAAACACCCGATGAAGGAACAGTACGAGGACTGCCGTTTTGAATGTTGCTTTCGCTACCAAAAGCAATTAGATTGCTTATTTTGAAATTTGGGCTAAAAATTTGATTTGTAGATGCATTAAAAACTTCTAAACCATAAACTGCAGTTCCTGATGCTCCTCCTTGGGAGGCGCCTCCACTAGATGCTGCTGTAAGTGTTATACTATCTGTAACTCCTCCGATATTTAAAGTTGCTGAATGATTAGTACCTGGTGTTCCCGGAGCGAACATTCTAAAGTTGACTGTTTGTCCATTAGTAACGGTTGTATTACTTGAAGTGTGGGTACCTCCTGCAATAGACACTGAAGGGCTTCCACTTCCACTTACTGATACAGTAGCTGCCGCATTTATGCCTGATACTGTAAACTGTGTAGCATCATACTGTCCAGAAGCTGATAGTGTTTGGTCGCTTCCTATACTAAAGGAATCAGGAGTAGTGTCGGTAGCGACAGCTTTTCCGAAAGTTGTACTTGACATACTATGATCAGAGCCAGTAAAGTTATTACCGCTTCCCCCACCTCCATAATGACCCATATGAACAGTATATGTTCCTGATGCTAAGCTAGAACCAACTGTTAGTGTATTCGTGGTTGATGTTGTTGTTATTAGGCCAATATGAGAATTACCTCCAAATGGGGTTGAAAAACTTACATTACTGCTAACTACATTTCCTGAAGAATCTTTTACATAAAGATAAAGGCGATGCGCGTACAAGCCTGTAGGAGCTGGGAGACCTAGTATGTTACTTGCAGTAACTGTTATATTTCCTCCCGAGCTAGTTAAGCTGGAGGTACTTAACCCTATACTCCCCGCGACCCTTCTAAATACAGATTTTGCAGAATATTGAAAAGTTCCCGTTCGGTTAAAATGAAACCACTGAGTAAAATAATCATTTGCAGCTGTGCCTCCCTCTGCAAAAGTACCTGACCAAGTTAAAGAATATGTGTAGTCATCTGCGTGTGTAGTTGTCCCCCCTAAATTACTTGGGTCAGGGTTTGCTTCATTTACATCTTGTAAAGAAATTCCTAAAGTGTTTCCTGATACTGGGTGGCTGACTGTAGCTTGTATAGTGTCTCCCAATTTAAAATACACAGAGGTAAGAGGAGCAAACGAGTTACTAATCACTGCTGCTGGATAAGAAGTGCTATTCTGCAAAGTGTGGGAGACGGTATAAGTGGCCATGAAAGAATTATACTAAATATGACATTCAATGTCAAGAAATTTTTTTAAGCCAGTTGACGAAAAAACCCAAAGTTGTACGTGCGGGGGTGTCCGCGCGCGCACCAGATTGGTGCGTCTATTAACCGCCCCCATAGATAAAACCTATCGAAAGCCGCCGATTGATAGAAACAAATCATTAGACATTTGCAAAAAAATCCTTCATACTGTCCCTATGAAAATCAAGAAAAAACAGATAGCAAAACTCGCCTTTCGGGCTTACATGGCATATTCAATCTGCGCGGACATCATCGTCATAAGCGGAATCGTTTATATCATTTTCTTCTAAGGACGGACTTTTATATGCAAAAGAAATATAGGAAATCGCTTTACTTTTTATGGATTATCTGTATAATCCTCTCTATAACATTAACAACTTCACTTAACTAAAGGAGACATTTATGTCTAATTACACTACCAAAATGATCGCCACTATGGACGATCGCTCACCCATCACGCGCGCTGTCGCTGATGATCTCGCGGCAGAATTCGGGCTTCCTGTCCGTTCTGTTATCTCTAAAGCTGTGCTTCTTGGCTTATACCAAAAAGCCGAAGCGAAAGCGTCAAGCTCTCGCACTACCAAAGCCGAGATGGTCAAAGCCATTGAAACGGCTTTGCAAGGTGAGAACCTTGATGGTTTGGAAGGCGCTTCAATGCGCTCTCTTTCCGCCTTACTTATGAGCATCCAATAGGATGCTCTCGGTAATCGCTTGGGTTGGGACTG